CCACCTCTTCTACCACCGCCACCACTATTACCATTTGAATTTGAAAATAACCTTGGTGCTGGTCCAAAATTGATTTTTGGACTTCTACCTAAACCAAGGGAAGGTGCTGTAGGTGACAATGTTGAAACTGACATTTTTATTGGAGAAGTTTTTGTCTTTGAAACACTTGGAACATTAATGCTTTGGGGGGCACTAATATTTTTTGGAACATTATTATTTAATTTAAAATTGTTATTTTTTGGAATATTATTATTTAATTTAAAATTGTTATTTTTTGGAATGTTATTATTTAATTTAAAATTATTATTTGGTTCATTTCCGATGTTAAAATTAGCATTATTTGGTAATTCAGAAACAACTTTTCCACTTTTTCTTTTAACTTGTAAAAGAACTGGTTCACAAATACCAGTCACTTGAAGTTTTCTTTTAATTTGTTCAACAAGTTCATTTTTTTTCAATTCTTTGAAACCAAGAAGGTGCATTTTTCTTGCAAGACCAAATAATTGTCTTTTAGTGGATGATGCATTAAACAATACTTTGTAATCTCTCCCAGAGAGTGGAGATTTTCTATCAATTAGTAATGTCTTATCTTCTGAGAGAACAAGGGGTGGCATTGGTAGTCTTCCTTCTGTGATACTTCTATAAACGGATTCAATCTTACCCTTTGGGAGATTTCTTACATTTACACTGTATCTTTCCTGGACACTCTTAACCAGGTTGTTCATGCTAATTCCTGGGCTAATACTTGCCATATATATTAGCTGATATATTATTTAGTCCCAAGAAATAAAGTTTTAATTTTTCTTCATACTCCATATCAAAATTAAACACATCAATGTCTTCCACATTTATAACTGTTTTATTTGTATTTTTAGTGTAATCTTCCCTGTTGGTCATCGCTCCTAACGCAACTGACTGTAATAAATCAATGGGTGTTTCTATATTTTCTTTGAATATGGTGTTTGCTTTTATTCCTGTGACTTGAACTTCATGTGGTTTTTTATCAACAAATGGAAGAAATGGATACCTTTCAATAAGACCTCCATCTACATATGTTTTATTATTGTATGTTGTTGCCGTAAAAATAAATGGGATTGACATACTCATACACACTGCGTCTATTACATACATATCTGGATGTGTATCTACTGAAAAATATTCTGTCTTTGATGTGTTTAAACAGAATGCCGAGACATATAATTTTTTCTTGAGTTCTTTGAACGTTGGATTTCCTTTACAAAATTCAATAAGTTTTGACCTTATAGGGTCAATATCTACAAAACCAAATTTGTTAAAGAAGCATCCAAGATCAATTTTAACAAATTCGGGGACATTAAAGTCGAATGAAAATTTTATTATTTCATCAACTGATAGACCAACGCTAAGGAATAATGATATTATAGCGCCAGCCGATGCCCCCGAAAGTTCTTTAATTCCTTCAAGTTTATCTTCAATGGATTTTACATATCCAAGAAGGCTGAAATATCCCAAGGCGCCTGGACCCAAGACGAGATACTTCATTTAATAAAACTGAGGAAATTGCTTTCGGAGAATAGCGAACACAAGGGCAAATACCAAAGTGTGTGTGAGCTGAGCGGCAATACTGGTTTCTCCTGACCTGTAGAGACCACCTTTACCAGATGGAATTGTCAAGAGAAGACCTGGGCTTAGAGCCACGAAAAGGAGAGTTGTAACAATCAAGTCGGTCTTTGTCAAGACAATCTTGAAGTATTTAGCAACCAATGAAAAGACAAGGAAAAAGACAAGAGCATGGAAAAGAACAAATTTAGTAGATGTATTATCTCTTGTAAATGACACTTTCTTACCATCAGTTGAGAGGAGGAACCCAGGGCTCAAAGTCAAAAAGAGCACCGCTGGGATTGCCACTTTGGCTGAAGTTATATCTGGCAAAGTAGGTTTCATTATATATATTCTTTGGATATTTTTTTGCAGTAAATACATAATAACGGAAATCGTGAATAGACTTGTTCCCGAAGACATCCCTATATTCACTTATAAGTCTCCAAAGAAAGTTGAGATCTGATTTATTGTCTTCTACCCAATCAATATATTCCGTTGTATCATATATTTCCTTAGGGTGTTCAAAACAAAAATCATAGAAAAAGTCATCGGGTTCAATGTTTTTGAACATGTCATCAAAAATGTATCGATTATCAAGATAGTCCTTCATGCTGTACCACATATCCCATAGTTCTTCATTGTAAATGGTGCTCCAGTCTTGGTAATCGAGGGGTTCGCAGGATTCCTCATCAGAGTTGCTGTCCCTCGCATCCTCTCCGTGAGTAATATCATCATAATATTCGTAGACCATTGTTTTTTACTTAATACTTATTCTTTCTTATCCTTTATACCTGTCATTGACAAAGTGACATTCTCCTTTTCTGGGAGAACATCTTTAATTGCCGTGAGGGCACCATCAAGTTGGTTTGGATCTCCATTGAAAAACTTTGTTAGACCCTCGGTGACACTCTTCTTGTTGAAAGTAGCCTTCTTTATGGTCTTCTTAAGCTTAATCTTACCCTTCTTGAGGTTGATTGTATCTATTTCCTTGGTCATCATGGATGATTTCAATTTTTCTTTGAGTTTCTTCTCAACATTTGTTAAAACTTTCAAATCATCCCTAGCATCGCTAATTTGCTTATTAACTTCGAGAAGCTCCTTAACGACATCACTGATATCTTCCTGTTGTTCTGACATTTTATACTACAAACTGACTAAATCTTTAAGTAAAGAGCTTACGCTGCATCAAATCTGGGACAATTGTGCTGTTGTTCCAAGTGTAAACATTCTTTGGGTTCGATGGCTCCGCGCGGAGGGACTGGTTGCTGTTGCGGAGGGTGCCACCGATGGTTTCTGGGAAACCGATTTGTTCACGGGGGTCCATGAAGTTTTGACCCTTGAGGACTTCTTCTGGAGCAAATTGTCCGAAGTCCTCCTGGGATGCAACTTCACGGGGCAAGAGGCTGGAGGCCAAACCGGTACCAGCCTTCATTTCACAACGTGGGATGACGTTGTTATTAGCTGGTTCTTGTTCGGAACCTTCCAAGTCTTTGAGCTCATAGCCTGATTTACCCAAACCAATAAATTTAAGCAAATCTGTTCTGGTGATGATGTACACCAAAGCTAGGATGGCGAGCACTTTCATGAGTGTATCACGACCTTTATTCATCTTTATATGTTATGGATAAAATATTTTTAACGAAAAAAGATGAAGGATTAATTAATTAGTTTATCGGCGACGGCGACCACGGGCGGCAGCCTTGCGGTCTTCTTCCGCAGCTTCGGCTTCGGCAGCCGCGGCGTCATCACCGCATCCACCCGCACCTGGGCGAACCTTCGCGAAGGACTTGCGCTGGGTCCACACGAGGGCAGCGAGCATTAGGAGGACAAGGATTGGGAAGTTTCGGCGGAGCATTTTGTTAACAGTCGCAACCATGTTTTTTTTATATAATATATATAGAAAAAATTTAGGTGTCATAAACCAAATGGTCGGAACTTATATTACCCAATTCATTTTCTGGTCTGAATTTTATGTTTTTTTCTGGAAGGTTGCTCCTGAATTTTGATGAATATATACTATTTGTGTTGGGTGTTGTCACGTGATAAATTGGATGAACTGGGTTCTTCCCCTGGAATACATACCTCTCCTGGGAATAGTTTGACATACTGAAATTTAATGCAATATATATTAAAAAACCAATCATGATCAAATAGAAAAACCTATTGTTATTCATTTATTATATATAACTATTTTACTCTTCGTCATCATCTGAAATTTCATCGGAAATAACACATTCTTCTGGATATTCTGGTTCCTGGGGTTCCTGGGGTTCCTCTGGTTCTGGTTCTGGTTCCTGTTGGGGTGGGACAAGACGAATTTGAATGATATTCCAAATTGGTCCAAAGGTCTTCTTGGCGAACCAAATTCCAGCGAATTCAAGTAGAACATCAGCCTTCTTGGTTTCCTTGATAATGTCAAATGGGATTGATTCCTTTTCTGGGTTAAATACCCGAGAAGCAGAAATCTTATCAGCGGTCAAAACATTCTTTGTTGCAGATGGAACATAGAGAGACTTGAGCTTATCAAGCTTCATTTCCTTCTTAAACCATTCACCTGAACGTTCAGTTGCAGTAGAAAGATTTTCTTCGTCAATAACCTTAATCTTCTTTGAGTTCTTCATATGAACTTCAACCTCTTCACCCAAATCCTTTACAGATACACACTTCAATTGAATCAAACATTTCTTGTCTTCATCTGTGCGAACCTTGACAATGTAAGTGCCATCTTCATCTCGGGTTGGGGTGTTGTAAATCATTATTACTATTTCATATAATTACTTCTTTAAACCAACATATGGGATCATAGCTGATTTTTCAAATAATGCTTTTGGTATATGTTTGTCCCTACTCTCTTTAAAGCCATACAGTTCGGGTTTGGTGGGGACATTTAATTTTTTATTGTCCGCGTTTGAATTATATCTATATTTATACTCATCTTTCACATATGCATTAGATGTATTCTTTACCCACTTTGTTGTTTTTCTATTAAACCTCATATTAGATTGTGTTTCCTTGTATCCCTTTATTTTTTCATTAGATGCATATGTTAATTTTTTCAATTTTTCGGATGAGGGCTTTGTTGTGTATAATGCATACTTTTGGGGATTTACTCTGAGTGCTTGGGACAAACTTACGGTGCCATCTGATTTTATTGATTTTTTAGCAGTCTTGGGAATAGATGATCTCTTGTACACATTAAATAGAGAAGACACAGAACCTGGTTTTATTACACTCCCTAATTTTGTTTTCATGAGACGGAATATTCTCATTCTATCTTTCTGAACTTTGTGTGGTCTCAAACCAAGGGACTTCATCAAATAAATATCCTCAATCAAAAATCTTGTCTTGGCGATTGTTATGTTTTTGTTATTTACAAGTTTCCCTTGTCTGTTTCTATATATGATGCCACTCTTACTTATTGTTTCACCAACTTCATACCCAAATTCACCAGGTCTCATAAATGCAATATCTAAAATACCACCCAAATTATGTTTCATAATTTTTTTATCTTTGGGGGAAAAATAATTAAGTTTCAAATCCAATGCAAATATTTCAACATCTATTAAAACATTTTCTAACGCTGGTTTATTTGTCTTTGAAGCTTTCTTCTTCTGCTTCAATGTATACCTTCTGGTGACATATGGACCTTGGGATGGGAACCCAATACCTAGGAACCGAGCTAATTTATTTTTTGATGAAAGTCTTTGTTTTATTTTTGTTCCATATGCTTGTGAAACTTCTCCAAGTTTATCCCAAAGTATAAGTTTTAATGCTTGGAGTTTTCCGAAAAAGTTTTTATCAACTTTAAATCTTGGAATAAATTTTGTGTCAATATCAGAAGTGACAACTCTCTCGTCCAAAAGTAAATAATAATTTACAGCATCACCACCAGTCAATATCATATCTCCAGATTTCTTGAGATACAAAGTAAGCTTACCAATAATATCATATATGATATCTCTTAATGTATCAGTTACATAAGCATAAACCATATTTTCAAGTTCTTTGTCACTATATTTAGAAGCTAGTCTACTTCTAAATTTTTTAACATTATCTTCATCATAATATTGTTTAAGGAGCTTGTCCTTGAAAAATAAATTATCGTTCATATAAACATTTATAATTTCCTTGGAATACAAACTTTCATCCATATTATTATATACATATATAAAAATGGACTGTAAAGAATTGAAGTGCTCAGGTTTTGACCAATTACGAAAGTGTAGATGCTACGCCAAACCTGGAAACGAAGAACAACAATATTGTGGATACAACAAGAATGGTCTTATAATACCCTGTGGTGTAGGTTGTTGTGATGGGGGATGCCCAGGGCAGTGTAAAGATGTCCCATTTAAACCACCGTTTTCATTTGATACAAATGTATTTAATGTTGAGGATTTTCCATTGTATCTTAAAGTAGCAGCACTACTAGTAATTGCACTTATAATCATCAGCACTTTACGCGCTTAAAGGAAAGCAATTATACTAAGATATAACCATGTCTTCCGAAGAGATCCAGCAACTACAAAAAGATATCAAGTCCTTGACTAAGCTTGTTCGCAAAGTCTATAACCATCTCCAAGACCCCACAGGTGAAAAGGCTGCTGAGCGCGCTAAGAACAGTGCTCTCTTGCGACCAAAGCGTGTTTCTGATGAACTCCGAGCTTTCTTGGCTTTGGGTGCCGATGAAATGATCTCTCGCCCAGAAGTCACTAAGCGCATTAGTGCTTACATCAAGGAAAAGGGTCTTCAACACCCTGATAATAAGAAGGTCATCGTCCCAGATGACAAGCTTAAGAAGCTTCTTAAACCAACTGCTGATTTGACTTACCCAAGCATGCAGTCCCTACTCTCTCCCCACTATCTCCCAGATGAAGGAGCTACTGAAAAAACTGCAGAATCCAAACCTAAGGTGAAAAAGGCTGTGTCTCCAAAAAAGTAAGTTAAAAAAATTATAATTATATATAATAAATGGAGATAGATAAGCCAACTGTGGAATCCCTCATTGGTACAAAAATCAAAGAACTTGCTTTGTACCAAAGAGCCTTTAGACATAAATCAATCCTCAAAGAAAAGCCCGAAATAGGTAGATGTTTTGAGACCCTAGAATTTATGGGAGATTCGGTATTGGGGTTTGTCATAACTAAATTTTTATTTGATCGCTATGAAAAAGAACAAGAAGGTTTCCTAACCAAGGCTAGAACCAAACTTGTGAGAGGAGAGATGTTAGCTCAAATTGCTTTGAAGCTGGGCTTGGATAAATGGATCCAAATGGATGAAAAGGGAATGCGAAACAATTGGAATAAAAAT